ATCGCTTTTAAGGGGCTTGGTATGACTAAAGATTTAGTCACCAAGTCGGCAAAAGGTAAACAATTATCTCCAAAAGAGATGGCTGAGTTTAATCTTTATATGGGTTATATGTTAAGAGGTTTTATTTCAACTTCTTTCTTGGCTTATATGATGCACAGCATGCTCGCAGAGTCAGACATTGATTTTGACCTGAATGATTTTTGGATGACTGGTAGATTACACATAGGCGAAGGGGAGGAAATGGTTATATCAAAACAGATTGCAGAACCAATGCACTGGTTGACACATCCAACAAACACCCTTGTTAACAAATCATCTATATTGCCTAAGAGTTTGCTTGCACTGTTCTTAGGAAAAGAATATATATCACTGAAACACGGTGGTGGATATATCGGGCCAACTCTTAATAGGGCTGACCCGAAAGAGATGACCAGCTGGGGTGCTGGTTTTGTTACGCCAATATCTATAAATCCTCTTAAAAGGGCTACGCTTGATGCGTGGTTACTTGATAGGGAGTATGGAGATGTTGGTGAGACAACTAAGAAAACCGTTATGGGAAGTGTTGGATTCCCAATTTATCATAGTAACAAGAAATAGGAGATAGCAAAATGGCTAAAAAGAGAGGGTTCGCCCCAATAACCGAGCAAGAGATTGCTGACAAGGTTATGGAAAAGTTGGTGGTAGTTGGCGGAGTCCGTTCAGCGCTATCAACTAGAAGTGACAAGAAGGGAGATAGATTGTCTGACGGAAGTTTTGGAACAGAAGCGCAAGCGAAGGAAGAGGGGAAGCCAATGAATTTGGCTGGCAATTGGAAAACACTTGATTCTATGGTGAAGAGTATTGTGAAATCAATACCACACACAGCCATGAAGTTCCATGAATCTGGCGGTCAAGTTTCAAATGATATTGTTGAATCTGTTGTGGAAGATGTTACCGAATTAGTGACAAATCCAAATCCAGATGAAACAGTTGAGAATGTAATGGCTGACAAAAGTCTTATAACAGAGGTTGCAAATCGTGCAATGAACTTCTCTGGTGTTGAAGTTAAGCCACAAGAGGACAAGGGTAAATCAGATGGTAGTGCAATGAAGTTTGCAGATTCTGCTGAAAGCGTACAAGACCAGATTGATGCTGGCATACCAGTACATGAAAAGCTGGTTGTTACTGATGATGAACTGGAAGAGAGAAAACCAATGAACTTCTCTGGTGTTGAGATTGAAGATGAGCCAGAGGTTGAAAAACCAGAAGGTGTTGGTGATGCTATGAACTTTGCGAAAGCGGCTCAAGAGAAAGAGGCTGAAAACAAAAAAGCAGATAAAGAAGAGGACAAGGTTGCAGAAACATTTATCGAGAAAGATAGCAAGCCACCTTCATCTGACAAGATATCTAGCCACCCTTCCGAAACACCAAAAGAAGATAAAAAAGAGTCTGGTAGAAAGGGTTGGAAGATTGCTGAGAATGGGAACTTCTGGACTATTGATACCAAGAGCCCACACTGGTCAACAGAAGAGGGCTATCAAGAAGCTATTGATATGTTTGGTGAAAAGCCAGGTTGGGTATCAAGACCTATTGAAAAAGAGGTTGAGTTTTTTGACTTTGAAAGGAACAAGCCTAGTTTATAGTTATGGGAATGCTTACTGATGATGAGCAAGAAACTGTAGAGGCTCTATTGCGTGCTGGTTTTGACAATGATGACATACCAGCACTGATGGGCAATATCTCTGTAGAGACTGGCGGTAGCTTTAGCCACACTCAAAAACAAAAGGGTGGTGGAGGAGGATATGGTCTTTTTCAATTCACTGGTAGCCACAAGGATGATTACCTTGAGTGGATAAAACAGAAAGAACTTGAAGATAATAAATATAGTCAAGCTAAGTTTGTCTACGATAATATCTATGAGGTTGATGGGTATGGTAGAGACTTAGGCTGGAGAGATAGGGGTTTGTTGCAGAGCGCATTTGATGACGAGAAGCCAACACCTATGGCTTTGTCACCAAGGTCGCAGGAGATTGTTCCGATACACAAAAAAACCTCTACCTTCACTACGGCTTATGAGAAGGCTGGAAAACCACATATGAATCGTAGGTTAAGGGAGGCTGTTAGGTATCACGATATTCTTAAATAAAATAAAACTTGCTTTTGGTGTATAGTAGTGGTATAATATACTTACTTTAAACAAAAACAGGAGCAATTAAAGTGAATAAGCTAGAAGAAACAATAAGGTTTTACCGTAAAGGATACAAAGATGGAGTTTTTTCTCACAACGAGATGGTTACTGCAATCAAGAAAAACACAGAAATGCACAAGCGTAGAGCTAACAAGAAAACAACAAGAGATATTGATGAGTTAAATGTTTTCTTTCTTTAACAAGCGTCAAATAAAAAGCCCCGTTATTGGGGCTTTTTTAACGCCTTGTGAAAACTAAGATATTGGCATCCTAATCTTCTTTGGATATTTTACTGCCAGTTCGCCGTTAATAGAAAACATCTTCATAAGGCAAGACCGAGACATGCCGTACTTTTTAGCCTTCTCGTCTATGATGTTTAAATCATATTCGCTTATCTTGATGTTGATTTGCTGTGTTGCTTTTTCTAACATAGTGCCTTCCGCGGTTAAGTAATATATCCATTATACACTGGAAATACTTTTTCTCTACACCACCTTTAGCAACGGCTCTGGTATCTTAAATTCCAAGTGCCATAATCTTTTAATTGCTTCTTCGCTTCTCTTGACACATCTATCCATATAGTCAATATAAGCCTTTTCATAATCTATTCCAGCGCCCGCCGACTTGATTGCATAATCTTCTGCCAATTGAACACACATATCCATCTTACTCACCATTATTAACCTCCACCATTTTGTATAATATTCTTGGTGTACTGCTATATATTTTCTTGGCAAAAATCTCTACAACCTGCTTATCATCTTCAAAATAAAACCCATTAAATGAATCCAAAACAGCTTTGATGTAGTTATCTATGTCAGAATTATTGTCGCAGTAGTTACCATCCTTTTCCTTTTTCTTCTTTTTTGACCACGACTTTGGCATGCTGACCATAAACTCAAGAAACACACAAACCAGTTTTTCAGAGGGAATAATGTCCATAGTCTCTAAGACCTCACCCATTTCCTTTTTGAATTTTGTGTATTTTTTAGGGTAGTAGGTAGACCACCTTGTTACCCTTGCTCTTGATGCTGGTACTGGATTTATTTCAAAAGTTTGAATAATCATTATTAGACCTCAGTATATCTATTTGTTCATCGGCTCTTTCCAATAAAAGCCTTATAGAAATATATCTGTCAGAATCCTTTTCTCTAGCTATCTCTAAGGCTTCTTTAATATCATCAGATATACTATCTAATCTTTTAAATGATAGGTCTAATTTTTTGTCAATCCAAGTCTTTATCATAAAAACTAACATATAAATCGCACCTATCATTGTAACATAATCCTCTTTTTTTATTCTCTCTTTTTTTATCCCTAGAAATCCTTACTCGCCACATATTGTCATTCCTAACAGAGTGTTTTAGTTTGTTTTTGATGCTATGCTTCGGCATTATTTGTCATAAATATTAAGAGTATCGTCTGAAAATAAAGAGTATTGCCCCTCAAATCTGCATTTAACCCATCCAACAGTTCCCATTCTATTCTTTGCGACTATTATTTCAGCCATTCCTCTATCGGTTGACTCTTCTTTGTTATAATACTCGTCTCTATAAACCATCATAATTACATCTGCATCTTGCTCAATCTCTCCAGAGGCTCGTAAATCGCTCATAAGCGGTCTTTTATTCTCCCTCTGCTCTACCCCACGGCTTAATTGAGAAAGTAGAATTATAGGTATGTCTAGTTCCTTAGAGAGATATTTCAATTCCCTAGTTATTGCACCAAGTTCTGAAACCTCACTACCCTTATTGTATTTCATTATCTGCAAATAATCAATAACAATACAATCTATCTTCTTCTTTCCGTTTGCTTTTCTTGACCTTGCGATAATGTCTCTCACCGAGAGATTACCCGTATCTACAATACTTAGATTCTTTTTATCAGCTTGTGATAATTGTTCGTAGAATACCCTCTCTTGCTCCTCAGATAGCTTGTTTGAATCGATATCTGATTGATTAATTCTTGTGTCACTTGCTACAATCTTTAACATTAGTTGCACCTGCGACATCTCTAGTGAGAAGAATAAAACATTCTTACTTTTTGATATGTTGTTGGCTATGTTAATTGCAAATGTGGACTTACCCATGCTGGGTCTGCCAGCTAATACGATTAAACTACCACCCCTTAGTCCGTTTGTAAGTGAATCTACAGACACAAGACCAGTTGAGAGACCAGTTCCATTTCTGCCAACATTGTCTATGTATTCGATTGTTTTGCCGATGATAGCTTTCATAGAGTTATCATCCTTGTCAGCCAAATCCATTTCTAGGTTGTGAATTTTCTCAACCGTTTCTTGATAGTTTTTGTATTCAATCTGTCTTTTGAGGGTCTCTATGTCTTGATTGATTCTTGAATCTCTTATGTGTCTCGCGTACACCCCAATGTTTGAAGAGCCAATAGAGTTGTTAGCAATGCTTGCCAAACTATTAAAATCAATATCGCCAGCGTAATCTCTAACTGTGATTATGTCGATGGGCATGGATTCGTTGTGCATCTTTAAGATGCTCCCATAAATACTACCCAAGTCTTTATCCGAGAAATCCTCGGGTGTCAGACCAGTTGATAATACCTTGCTAACTACAGGGTCAACAAGCAATCCGCCGATAACAGCCAACTCCGAATCTCTTGAACTCACTAACTGTTTCTCCAGTCATGTTCTTGACCATACGGATTTGTGCCCTCTGTAACTGGCGCTTTAATATCCATCATTTCCCATCTTCTTTGGTTGATAAATGTTTGTAAGTGCGGGATATATTTCTTATCAGACACATCAAAGTTTAGATTGATTGTTGAAAGTATTGGCAAAACATTTCTCCAATCTTTGTGTTTGATAAAGTTGTGCATTTCTGTTTCTAAGCCACGCTTCTTTCCTTGATATCCAAGTCTAAACTTATCAAACTCCGCCAACTCTTCATCGTTTGGCTTCTTTGACTTTTGTTTTTTTGGGTTAAATCTATGACCACAACAAGGACAAGTGGGCATTATTCTGGTGGGTTTTTTGTGAAGTAATTGTCTATCTCCTCTTGAGTTTCGTTGTTGTACTCATCAGGTGGTTCACTGATATGTTCTTGCTTCACATCCTCTTTGGTAGGAAACCCAACATCTGTGAACATATTGTCCAGTTTCTCATAGTACTTCGCGTGTTGCTTCGCAACCTCAACCAAGTCTTTGTCTA